ATACGAAGTCTGAGTTCGCTAGCTACTTGCTGCCCGCTTGGATGGTGGGTAGAAACCCGAAGCTAAAGATTATTCAATCTACTAACACCACGGAACTATCAGTTAGATTCGGGCGTAAAGCAAAACAACTCTTAGATAGTTCTGAGTATCAAACCGTTTTTAAAACAAGACTTAGAGAAGACTCACAAGCTGCAGGTAAGTGGGAGACACAACAAGGCGGTGAGTATTATGCAGCTGGTGTCGGCTCCGCGATTACAGGTAGAGGTGCAGATTTACTTATCATCGATGATCCACATACTGAACAAGATGCTATGAATAGAGATGCCATGGAAAGAACTTTTGAATGGTATACATCAGGTCCTCGTCAACGTCTCCAGCCAGGAGGATCTATTATTCTAGTTATGACAAGATGGAATACAAAAGACTTGACTGGTTGTCTGTTAGGCGCGCAGCGAGAAGCCAAAGCTGATCAGTGGGAGATCATAGAGTTTCCAGCAATCATGCCAAGCGGTAAACCTTTATGGCCAGAGTATTGGAAGTTAGAAGAACTAGAAGCAGTCAAAGCTTCAACAGGCGTACAGAAATGGAATGCTCAGTATATGCAGAACCCAACTTCAGAAGAAGGAGCTATCATCAAACGAGAATGGTGGCAGACTTGGGAAGAGGATTTTATACCTGCACTAAAGCATGTCATACAATCTTACGATACAGCGTTCGGCAAGAAACAATCAGCCGACTACTCAGCAATTACGACTTGGGGCGTATTTTATTTAAACGATGATAGTCCTGCAAGTTTGATATTATTAGATGCTAAGAAAGGCAGATACGATTTTCCAGAGTTAAAACAAGTTGCTTTTGAACAATGGAAGTATTGGGATCCTGATACGGTTATCATAGAGGCCAAAGCATCAGGTCAACCTTTAACAGATGAGTTAAGGAAGATGGGTATACCCGTTGTCAATTTTACGCCGTCTAAAGGAAACGATAAGCATACCAGGGTTAATTCTGTTGCACCTTTGTTTGAATCTGGTATGATATACGCTCCGAACCAGGAATTCGCTGAAGAAGTGATCGAGGAATGTGCGGCTTTTCCATTTGGTGACCATGACGATTTAGTTGACTCAACAACTCAAGCCATCATGCGATTTAGACAGGGTGGATTTATATTGCATCCTGACGACGAAAAAGACGAGGTACAAACTCAAAGGAAAAGGACTTATTACTGATGGAATTATTAAAAATATTACAAGAATTGTTTGGCAAAAGTTACCTCAATAAAGTTATAGGTACAGGCACAAATGTATCTAAACCCATCAAACTAGATAAGAACAGTCCTTTCAAATTATATTCAGACTCCGCTTTTAAAGATCCTGAAGTCTTAGCTTTTATAGAAAAAAAGTTATCAGAGTATGGTCCATATGCTTTATCTAATAAAAATATGTCAGAAGTAAAAAACTTTGAGATGAATGCAAGAAGACTTCTTAATGCTAAAAAACCAAAAGAAGAAAGCACAGTAAAAAACGTAGTTGAGTCTATGTTTGGACCATTAGGTAAAAAAACAAAACCTGAAGCAGAGATTGTTGATATTAGAACAAAAGAAAAAGTTGACGACACAGGGATTATGAAATTAAAATCAGAAGTAGGTCTACCTGAAGGTGTTGAACCAGGAAGTTTAGCAGACAGAGCTATCAAAGACTCTGCTCAATACAAAATGGATCAGCAAGGTGTAACATCTTTATTGGATGAAGATTATAAACCACCAAAGACAACAACACTAAACGAAGATGAAATAGCTGATATTGGAGCAAGAGGATATAGCGCTAGAACAGAAGCACAACGAAGAGCTGTTGTTAGACAGATCTTATTGAAAGATGCACGAATTGATTTACCCGAAGGTGTTAGAAAAAGTTTAGCTGGATATGAGGATTTACAAAGAGGAGCAGATCAAAACTTAGATCCGTTAAAAGTTTTTGAAAATTATTACGAGAGAGATAATGACGTTTTAGCTAATCTAGATGGTATCATAGACACATCAAAAAATGAAATTGAAGCAGCGGATACATTTTTATCTATGGAAAATAATTTTAAAGTTAAGAAACCTCTTGTCAGAGAATCTTTAGATGACGAAGCAGTTGAGATGGAAGAAACAAAGGATCTTGGCGAAAGATTAGAAGATTTACCAGATGACATTGACCCAGATGCTTTAGCTGAAGGTGGTAGACCTGGTTTTGCAAGTGGAGGCATAAAATTTCTTAAAGAAATGATTAATAAAAAATTTGGCAAAGATACCATGAAGACCGCAGATGAAGTTAAAGTTACAGATGAAATGTTATTTGAAAAAGATAAAAGAAGACTCTTGGAAGAGTTACAAGATTACAAAGATGTCGCTCCTAAGTTTTATCAAAGAATGGAACTTAAGATAAAATATCCTGGTATTTCAGATGAGCTGATTACAAAGATCATGGCTGATGACGATCCACAAAGAGTTGCAGAAGTTATGGCAACTATGGATGAAGCATTTAAAATGATGGACAAAGGTATGAGCTCTGATGAAATTTTAAAAACTTTTAAAACTACACCAAGAACTAAAAATGCGGGCGGCGGTCTAAATTATTTAATGGGGTTATAACATGGCCTCTGAATTATTAAAAAATAAAACCTTAATACAAAGATTAAAAGAAGATAAAGTTCCTGTTTTTAATTTTGATTTAGCTGGCTCAGCATTAGATTATAATATTGAATCAATCGAAGAAGAACTTCTACCAAAAGAAAAACCGCAAGAATTATTTGATGAGAGAGATAGATTACAAATAGAATCTCTTGAACAATCCTTACAAGATAACAAACCTTTCTTGATGGATGAGTCTGTAGATTTTATTGAGAGACAAAACTTCGCTGTAAAAGGTTTTGTAACTCCTCCTGATCCAAGTGTTCCAAAAGATTTTTTAGAAGAGTTTATTGCTCAACAAGGAGTGGATAGTTGGGAAGAAATTAATAGAGCTCAAAGATCTAGATTTAATAATCAAGTTGTTGAAAAAATAAAACAATTTAAAAAAGATACTAAAGGTTTAATATCAAGACAAGAGTTAGCTGATCTTATTGGTGTAGATAATGATTATCTGAGAGGCATATCTAAGTCACAGGCTTATAAAGGTGGAAGAAATCCTAAATACGATTTAATTGTAGAAGTATTAGAAGATCCCAAAAAAATATACAGACCAGTTACAGGAAAAAACTTAGGCTATTATAAAAAACCTTCAGCTGCCGATATTAAGAAAGTTAAAAGCATACTTGATGCAGACATACTTACTGGCAAGGTTATAAATAGGGTTAATACTCTTTCCGATAATAAAAAATTTATGAATATGTTAAAAAATAAAAAGTTAACAGACAAAGAGTTTTTACCTAAAACTAAAGCAATGTTTCCTAATTTAGATTTAACAGATAAAAAATTAGCTGATGCTGTTTTGTTAATAGCTAGAGGTTCAGAAGGTGCAAACCTTACAGGTATAAACCTTAAAAGTGATAAAGGTTTATCTAAAAAATTATTAAAACAATTTGAAACTGCTAAATGGGGTAATCCGTTTCATGAAGCTGCATATAAATATGCTTCAACAAAAATTGATGAACAGCTAGGATCAAAAGTTGGAACATTTAAAAGTTATCAAGGTGCTATTAACAAAAAATTAAATGACCTAGGTATAGATGCTAAAAACTATAATGTTGATGAATTTGTTGGAGTAAGTATTGGTGGTAAACAAAAAGCAGGACCTTATTCAACATTTACTCAAGTTACAGATGCTAAATATAATCAAGGTCCAGCCGCTGCATATCAAGGTAAACTGTCTCAAGCATCAACAGAGTTATCTAATATTATTAATGAATATGGATCAGATTCTAAACAAGCTAAAAATCTTGTTAAGAAGTTTAATGAAACAACAGCATTAAATCACGAAAACAAATATAACACTAAAGTTGCTAAACTAGATTTAAAAAGCCCAGAAAAATCTTTTGGTAAAAAAAGATTTACAGAGTTAGGTTCTTTAGGTGAACAGCTTACATCTTCCTTTGAAGAAAAAGGTTTTGGTTATAAAATTCCAAAAGGAGCAAAAACTCAGAAAGAACTTCTTAAAGAAACAGGACAGAAAAAATTAACCGCCCTTCAAGAACTTGCTTCTGGTAAGAATGTTGGCTTTGACCCGATCCTCGCATCTAAAGCTGGCTTCGAAGAATTTGTAAAACCTGCAGCTAAGATAGGAGCAAGAGGAGCTGCTACTGTAGCAGATCTTGCACTGTCAGCAGGAGCAGGACCAATAGGTTTAGGTGTTGGAGCTTTGATTGAAACAGGTCAAGCGATGCCAGAACTTACAAGAGGAAATATTAAAGAAGCAGGCAGAAGAACAATCATAGGAAGTTTGCTTCCTGAGTCATTAGTTGGCTCTATGCAAACTGATTTATTAAAGTTAGCAGAGACTCCAGAAGAAAAAATTGCAATGCAAAATTTTATTGATTTTAAAAAAGATGAAACAAAATATGACACCAGTGTTAAAAATTTAAGATACTTAGAAAACAATCCGTTTGAAGCAGAAGGCATAGACCTAGATATTCTTCGAAACAAAGTGCTTGAACAGAGAGCTGATTTAGAAGACAGAGTACCTAAAGTATTTTTCCCAGAGTTTGCGAAAGAAATATATCCAACTTTAGTACGAAGATTAGATGCGCAAAATGTTGAAAACTTAGAGGGATTTTTAGGATCTGTTGTTGGAAGAGGAGGAATAGATAGAAGAGGTAAAATTATACAAGAGATAGGCGAACAAGGAATTTCAGGGCAAGAACCTTTTTATGGACAAGCTCCTGTTCAAATGTCTCCAGAAGAATTAGATGAGATATATGAAAGTGGAATTATGGCTATGGCAAACGGAGGACGAATAGGTTTTGCTGATGGACCTAACGACCCAAGCCGAAGAACCTTTTTAAAATTTATGGCAGGCATTGCTTCATTACCAATTGTAGGTAAATTTTTTAAAAGTGCTAACGTAGCTAAAAAAGTTGTTCCTTTAACAAACACAACAACAACTATGCCTGAGTGGTTTCCTCAATTTGTAGAAAAAGCTTTAGCAAAAGGTGTAAGTAAAAAAATAGACGCTGATCTTACAGAAATAGAAATACCAGAATTACCAAGTGTAAAAGTTCAAGCTCATGATGATGGTAGAATTTTAGTTGAAGGTAAAAACGCTTACAATGAACCTTATGAAATAAATTACACACCACCAGGATACGAGGTCATAGATGAAACAACAGGCAAAGTTGTAAAAACAAAAGGTGAGTTTCAAGCCTCTGATACTAGGTTTAGACAGACAGGGCCAGAATTAGATGATGTTGATGTAGACTACGATGCTGTACCAGATATCGAAGATATTGTAGGTGGAGATTCTACACAGTTAGAAGGCTTTGCTAAAGGCACGGGTGAAACTAAATATACAAAAGGACAAAAAGCAGTAGACGACGCAGATGCAAGATCTCAGTATAGTTTGGTAGAAGAAAGAGCTGATTTTGATCAAGGCCCTGATATAGACCTGAGTGATTATGAAGACTAAATTAACAACTACAGTGCCCCCTAAATCAGGTCCTCAGTCTGAGGGCTTGCTTATTAATTACAATACTGTTA